GGTGCAGAAGATATGGCAACAGTTGGAGGTGTTAAATATCCACCACCTCTATCACCTATGGTGATATATCTAATAGCACCAGAAGTTACAATACCTGTTATTGCAGTTGCAGTAGACCCTGTACCTATTAGAGTTAAAGTCTGTGTTATTCCTTGTATTGTACTAATACCATCTTCAGTTAGACCGTCACCAACATCATCACCAACTAAATTATCATCAATATCATCAACACCAGTGGCAATGACTTCATCCTCAATTCTGAATAGTTCACAAGTAAGTTCATATGTATATAAATCTTGTAACTGATAATATGGTTTTGCGTACTCAATATCTTTTATTTCATAAAGACGATCATCAAGTGGGAACCATACCAAGTCTCCAGTTTTGGGTCTTGTAGAAAGTTTAATATTAGACTGATCTTCTATTAAAGGTGAGATATAATTTTCAAATCTTTCTCTTGAAATGACTAATCTAACTTCATCTTGAGATTGAATTCCAAACTTGGTTAATAAATTACCAGCACCAGAATACTCATCATAATTATCTACATATGCCTCTAAAGGTAATGCAAGATCAAATTTAGATTGGACAACTTCCCTTATGACAGTTTTTTCATCTACATACTTTCTTGGTAAATAAAATATTTCAACACCGTATGTTCTCAACTGTTCGTTGATTAAATCTTGAACAAGATTTTGTTCTGAAGAAGTTCCTTGAGTAAAATAAGGGTTAAGCACCATAGTATTAACCTATCATATCAAATGGAGGAAGTTCATAAGTATTGGACATCATTTCCTGAATCTTATCAAGTTCAACTTGAGCGTCATCATAGATTTGTCTTCCGTTTAATTCAATTCCACCAGGTAATTTTACTCCAGTAAATTTAATTAAATTTTGTCCCCACTGTCTTTTAATAAGAGCAGTTAAATATCTCTTTAAGAATGAATCATTATAAATTCCAGTAAATGAATTTGGATCTACAATTCTAAAGCATTCAATAACTAACCAATTATCTTTATCTTCAGCACTCCAATCAATATCCAAATATAATCTATCTTGCCTCTGATTAAATCTTATTTGTTTGTCTGTGGTTAATAAACGATCTATATCTTCTAGATAAGTTTTTGTCATTGCATATTGTAAAAGATCAAGAGAACTGAATTGATACAAATCATTCAAAAACAATTGATATTTAATACTAAACATTCCAGTTGATATTGTGCTACTATCAAACTTAAAAACCTTTTCAATTCCAATTACAGAATCTGGAACTTGTAAAAAATTAGAATTCTCATACCAATTAGTAACAGTTGTTCCATAACCAGATATGTTAGTAGACGTTGCTGATGTGGTTACAATACCAACTGTATTTGTACTATCAGCTTCATTGGATGCTTGACCTCTATCAACTTCATCCTGTGTCAATTGATGCTTTAAATACATCCTCTCAACACCATCAAAATGTCTCTCCTGAAAATACTGGAGAGCATCATCCATCAAGTCATCAATCTGTTCATCAGCAACATTTATCTCCAATACAGGAGCACCTAATTGCCTCAAACAATATTGTTTTAATTCAGTTTTACTTGCTGGTTTTGCCATTTAAGATATATTACCCCACAGATATTTATGGTGCAGAAGATATGCCTGAATAGACATATACATTTCCGTTAACAAGTTTGAATACTGTAGACCCAGAATCAACATTAACATCAAACATATATCTACCCTGATCTAGTGCTGCAGTTGCTGTTGAACCTAAAGATAATTTTACTTTTCCATCATATGCACTTGTAAACCCAACAGTAAATGTTGCATTTGCATATGAACTTGCTCCAGTACCAACACTCTTGGATATTTGACCACTACCAGACCAATCCTGTGTTACTCCTGTGGTACCAATACCTGCAGAAAAATTAAAATCATTATTATTAACATCAACAACATTTAAGTTGGTTACAGAATTGGAACCACCATAAACTACCAGATTCACTCCAAAAGGAACTCCTGAATCAGGATCAAATGTTACTGTTTTAGTTGCCATTTACTAACTCCTTGAGAAGGGATTTGATTTCATTCATTTCACTTTTTAAATCCGCAAGTTCTTGTTCAACATTTTGTGATTTTTGAATTTCTTCATTTTTAACTGAACGTCTAGCAACGTATTGCTCATAGTCAGTTGTATTAACATTAAGTATTGAGTTTGTTTTAGGATCTCTTGCAAGATCCGAATGTCCTTCAAGTTTATACATATCAGGCAAGTGCGATAACTCTCAATTCTTTTACTCTTGGAACATAAACCTGATTTTTAGAAGTCAATACAAATTTAACTCTGTACGATCTAAATGCAGGTAATGCATCTGCGGTAAATGTATATTCATTAAATTCAATAGCATTAGAAGTAAATCCAAAAGTATTTGACTTCTTAATAAATGCATCAGAACTTCCATCATTCTTTTCAGCAGCGATTACTTGACCCCTTGAATTTAAGTTATTAAATCCAGGGAATGGTACAAACACTGGTTTAAATCCTTCATTATTACTAATAGCATAGAATGCTCTAATATCAGAATCTTTATTGATATGAGCACTTAAAAGAAGTTTTAATGAAGTTGCTGAATTTTCTAGTTGAATTTCTTTTGAAATATACTGGCAAGCAGTTGGATCTGCACCAAGAGTGGAAACTCTATCATCAGTAGCATAATCTGTAATAACATCATTTACTCTATTTGATGAAAGAATGATTGATGTTCTTTGACCATCAATAACTGGTGATACATGAGAGTCTACTGTGTTCATTAAGATTCTCATATTCATGGATTTGTTACCAGGAATTTGACCCAATTTCTTATCCTCATTAACCTTGGATGCAATCATTCTTGCAGTGTTAAGATAATTTGCTTCATTAACAGTCACACTTTCAAATCCATTATCAACAAATGGTATTTCATTACCACTCAAACTCTTACTTGTAATAGATCTCATTTCAGCATTAATCGTTGTTCCAGCAACAGTTAAGTTATGAACAATAGGTGTAATTATCTCATAAGGCATATTTTGTGTTGCCTTGATATTCATTCCACCAGAGGATTTTGTCTGATTAAGATAAAGTTTACCATTTCCAGTATCAACACTTCTATCATCATTACCACTATAGAACTTCTCTGACATATCCAATTTAACATTATAAGAATCAAATGTAATAGATCCGTCAGGAGCAGAAGCAGTAGAAGTTGATAATCCGTGAGTTTTATTAATTCTCTTTAAATTAACTCCACCAAGTTCATACTTATAAACTGGAGTTCCAACAGGATAACTTACTGGATTAGGTCCTCTTTCAACAAGACTACCTCCAATAGTATTTCCACTAACTGTGTTATATTGAATAATTTCATTACCAATTTGAAGATATCCTGTATTTGTTGTACCAACACCTACACCCTCAAAGGTTGTAAATGTAGCAGCAGAAGCAACAGATATACTTGCAGTTGATGAAGCATCATATGCAGCAGTCAGTTTTGTTGGTTTAGAATCTGGCATAACTCCAGAAATCTTAACAATGTTATCTGTAAAGTACATTCCATGATTCTTATGATTCACTTGAATGTGAGTACCATCCGTTTCTTCAATAATATTTTTTGTCTGTATATCACCACCACGTCCAGCTGGTTTTGCAATATTTAATTCTGTTGTTATACCAGCACTTGTAGTATAGAAAATAGAATTTATTCCAGATGAATTGGCTTTCCATTCACCTTGAACATTATCCAACACTAACGTACTTGTACTTCCTATAGCAGCTACAGTTAATCTTAAATCCCTACCTACTCCTGCCACTTGTGTGCCTTTAGCACCACCATCTCCAGTTCCAATAGTTGTTACTCCAACAACATCACCGACCATATAACCCTGACCACCATCATTTCTACAAGTAGCAGCAATCGCAACACCATCAACTACCTTAATATCTGCTTTCGCACCACTTCCTTTACCTGTAAGAGTTACTAAATCTACGCCATAGAAAATAGCATTACCATCAAGAGGAGTATATCCAATACCTGCATTAGTAATAGTTAAATTGGTTGCAGAAGTAATAGTTCCAGCAACACCTACTAAATCACCACTAGCATTTGTATTAGCTTGAGTGAAGGTATTACCGATTTCATATCCTTTATTAACAATATCTCCTGCTAACCCATTTGTATTAAGACCAACTCTAATTCTTCTTGATTTTAAAATTAAAGAATCGGGCATTAAAGTAGGAATCTGTGCGTTTCCTTCTTTTAATTCTGGACTATAGAATTCTACAGATCCTGAATTAATAAAGTCTGCTCTGTATAATGTAAACTTAAGATCTTCCCACTGACTTGGTTCCCAAGTAGAAGCATTTTGAGACTTGA